CGAGGTGGAGCCGCCGAGCGACTGGGATCCCGTGGCGCAGGCCGTGGAGTACCTCGACGCGCTATTCGATTCCGACGACATCGTGGGATACGTGACCACCGCCTTCGAGCGTGACGGGCGCTGGACGCCCAAGGGCAAAGGCGACTTCACGAGGACCGCGGGCGAGCTCATCGACCTGCTGACGCGCAAGAACAGCATCGAGGACGCTCTCGGCACGCCCAACGAGGAGGCGGGCGCGTGGATCCGCTTCAACCCGCTGACAGGCGCGGGCGTGCGCAACTGCGACGTGGCTGATTTCCGCTACGCGCTGGTCGAGAGCGACGACATGCCCATCGAGGCGCAGGCGGCCATGATCGCCGAGCTGCAGCTACCATGCGCCGCCATCGTGCATTCGGGCGGCAAGAGCCTACACGCCATAGTGAAGGTCGACGCCAAGGACGCGTCGCAGTATCGCGAGCGCGTGGAGACCCTCTACCGTGAGCTCAAGCGCAACGGTTTCGTTCCCGACGAGCAGAACAAGAACCCGAGCAGGCTTTCCCGCTTCCCCGGCTTCAAGAGAAACGGCAACCCGCAGTACCTGGTTAGCAAGGCGTGCGGAAAGGAGAGCTGGGCCGAATGGCGCGAGTGGGTTGACGAGCAGTCCGACGACCTGCCCGACGCCGAGGCGCTTTCCGATATCTGGGACGACATGCCAGAGCTCGCGCCGGCGCTCATCGCTGGCGTCTTGCGCCAAGGCCACAAGATGCTTCTCGCCGGGCCCTCGAAGGCCGGCAAGAGCTTCGCGCTGATTGAACTCTGCGTGGCCATAGCCGAGGGCCTGCTGTGGCTCGGCTTCGCGTGCGCCCAGGGCAAGGTGCTCTACGTGAACCTTGAGCTCGACCGGGCGTCTTGCCTGCACCGCTTCCGCGACGTGTACAAGGCGCTCGGGATAGAGCCGAGGAACGCCTGCAACATCGAGATCTGGAACCTTCGCGGACGCTCGAAGCCCATGGACAAGCTCGCGCCCTCGCTGATCCGGCGGGCGTTGAAGACGAGGCCCATAGCGGTCGTGATCGACCCCATATACAAGGTGCTCACCGGCGACGAGAACAGCGCTGACCAGATGGCCTCATTCTGCAACCAGTTCGACAAGATCGCCGCCGAGGTTGGATGCGCCGTAGTCTACTGCCACCACCACAGCAAGGGCGCCCAGGGCGGCAAGCGCTCCATGGATCGCGCTTCCGGCAGCGGCGTGTTCGCGCGGGACCCCGACGCGCAGCTCGACATGATCCAGCTGCCCCTAAAGGACGAGCTGAGGAAGATGCGCGATTCCGATGCCGCCTGCATCGCGTGCGAGAAGTGGCTCGATGAGCACGATTCCGCGTGGCGCGACCGCATCGACGAGGACGAGAGAAGACCGTGGGACACGTTCCGCCCGAAGGTGACGGCGAGGCTTTCCAAACACGACGAGATGGACCTTCTGGGGGCCGTGTGCGCGGCAAGGCAGGCAGCGGCCACCGAGACGGCGTTCCGCATCGAGGGGATCCTTCGCGAGTACCCGGCCTTCGCGCCGGTGAACCTGTGGTTCCGCTACCCACTGCACATGGCCGACGAGACCGGCGTTCTCGGTGACATCGAGCCCGAGGAGAACAAGCCGGCCTGGAAGCGCGGCACGGAGCGCAACAAGGAGAACAAGCCCAAGCGCAAGGACAAGCGGCGAAAGGATTTCGAGGACGCCATATCCTTCGCGGCCGGCGGAGAGCCGCCGACGGCCAAGGAGATCGCGGACTACCTGGAGATTGCCGAGAGCACCGTTCGCAACCACATGAAGGAGTTCGGCTACGTCAAGAAGGCGGAAAGCGCAGACCGCTGGGTGGTCGTCAAGGGGGATGCAAGCGATGAAAAAGACTAGGCATTTGCGGGGTGTAAAAGTCTTGCAAAACAGGCTTTTGACCCCGGGTGGAAAAGGCATGAATCCAAGGCTTTTGAGGGGTGTAAAAAAGGCACTAACACTACGTGTTAATAGATTGATTGACCCCCATTGCCAAAGGGGTGCAAGCACAACCCCTTTGGGCAAGGGGGCACAATCAATCCACGCGCCGCAAAACCTGCAGGGGCTGAAAATGCAATTCCGAGTTTCGGGGGTGGCATGATGGCAGATGCTGTGGAGTTCTTCGAGCCGATGAAGCTGCCCACGAAGACGCACAACGAGCTCATGCCAGTGAAGCGCGGCGAGGGTTTGAGCATCATCAAGACGCCTGAGCTCCTGGACGTGGAGGCCGACTGGGAAGCCCATCTCGCACGGCATGCGCCGGCCGAGCCCATGGACGGCGCCGTTTCCGTGAAGATGACGCTTCTCTACGGCCTGCCCGAGGGCAAGGAGCAATTCGAGCCAAAGACGACGAAGCCCGACGTCGACAACGTGGAAAAGACCGTTTACGACGTCATGGCCAAGCTCGGTTTTTTCACGAACGACGCTCATGTCGCGACGTCGCTGACGACCAAGGCATGGGGTGAGCCGCAGGGAATCTTCGTGCGTATCGAGCAGATTGAGGTGACGTCATGATCTGGACGACCGACCAGGAGGCGACATTGCGCGAGTGCGGGCATCTCGGAGCACAAGGCGCAGCTGAGGAGATCTACAGCCGGCACGGCGTCAAGCGCAGCCCCGAGGCCACGGCCATGCATGCGAGCCGGATCCACGTGAGCTTGGCGCGGCGTTTGGTCTGCCCGGAATGCGGGAGCATGGTGACATACCTGAACCGACAAACCGGGTTGTGCAAACGCTGCACCGAGTTCCAGCACGTGGAAGAGGAGCGGGCCTTCAACGACCTGCTGGAAGCGGAACGGCGGTACGCCGAGGACTCGCCCGAGATCGAGGCTGCGAAGCGCGAATACGACATGCTCAGGCAGCGGAACGCGAGGCTTTGCCGGCGATATGGGCTGAAGGGCAAGGCGGAACGCGACTGACCTCGTGACAGCGCATGACAATGGCCTCCGATGAAAGGAGGCTGTTGCTATGGCTAAACCTAAATGCACCCAAGAACTGATCGAACAGGCCGCCGAAATGAAGAAGCGCGGCCTCTCGAACAAGGACATCTGCCAGGCGCTTTGCATATCCGAGACCACGTTTTACCGATGGCTACAGAAGCCGACCAACAAGCTGCATCGTGCGTTAAGTGAGTCTCTCAAAAAGGCCGAGGCCGAGTACAAGGGCGATCTGCTCGAATCCATCATGGAGACGGCGACGCGCGAGAAGAACCCGCAGTGGACGGCGGCCGCGTGGCTTCTCGAGCGCAAGTACCCCGACGAGTACGCGCAGACAACCCGCAAGGCCGAGGACTCCGGCGAGGACACGCCGCAAATCGTGCTCGGCGTCACCGTCCAGGCCGTGAAGGGCGGCGGCGATGCTTAGCGCGGCGGACTTCGTCATCCCGAGGTTCCACGACGTGCTCGGCGACGTGATGGCCCATGGGCACACGCACTACTGGCTGCATGGAGGAAGAGGGTCTACAAAATCTTCCTTCATCAGCCTTTGCATCGTGCTCCTCATCATCGCCTTCCCCTACGCGAACGCTGTGGTGGTGAGGCGCTTCGGCAACACGCTTCGCGATTCGGTGTACCAGCAGGTGCTCTGGGCGATATCTTCCCTTGGCCTGGAAGGGTATTTCAAAACGAAGCTTTCCCCAATGGAAATAACGTACCTTCCAACCGGACAGAGAATCGTCTTCCGTGGCGCCGACGACCCGCTGAAGCTCAAGGGCATCAAGTTCACCAAGGGCTTTCCAGCTGTCATCTGGTTCGAGGAACTGGATCAGTTCGACGGGATCGAGGCGGTGCGTTCCATTCTCAACTCGCTTCGGCGCGGCGGCGATTCCTTCTGGATCTTCTACAGCTATAACCCGCCGAGGACGATGTGGAGCTGGGTCAACGTGGAATGCCTGGAACGGCAGAACAGGGCTGACACGCTGGTCTGGCATTCCTCGTACCTCGACGTGGTGGAAACGCACCCGGAATGGCTCGGCGAGCCCTTCATCGACGAAGCTGAGTATCTTCGCGATGTGAACGAGACGGCATGGAAATGGGAATATCTCGGCGAGGTAACGGGAACTGGCGGCAACGTCTTCACCAACATCATCGACGAGAGGCTTTCACTTTCCCGAATCCGAAACTTCGAGCGCACGAGGAATGGCGTGGACTGGGGCTGGTTTCCTGATCCGTGGCGGTTCGTAAGGTGCGCATGGGAACCTTCCGCGCGTCGTCTTCTCATATTCGAAGAGCACAGCGCGAACAGGAAGACGCCTGCGGAGACGGCGCAGATCCTTCTCGATGCCATGACCTTTGCCGACGAAGAGGGCGAAGATCCTTACTTTCACGACGAGATTATTTGGTGCGATGACACCCCGGATGGTAAGCAGCAGATGGCGGTTTACCGGCGGGAGTTCGGCATTCGCATTCATCCGGCACGTAAGGCGCGGATGCGCAAGCTTTCGTACGAGTGGCTTGCTGGGCTTCGCGAGATCGTGATTGACCCGGTGAGGTGCCCGAGGACCTATGAGGAATTCACCCTCAAAGAGTACCTTCGGCAGCCTGATGGTTCCTGGGTTGATGAAATCCCGGACGGGAACGACCACAGCATCGATGCGGTTCGGTACGCGATGCTCGATGACGTGCTGCGGGGGTGATGTGGGGTGGTTATTCGACATCTTCGCCAGCTTCACCTTCCCAAACTTCACCTTCACCATGGAAACGGGCTTGGTGGGGCTTTTCTTCACCTTCCAAAGCCTCAACTTCACAAGGAAAAACGGCAAAACGGGCGGCAATTTCGCCATCTTCACTTTCACAAGGAAAACGAGTAGAGAGGCAGGCATATGAGCGGGATGGAATATGACGGGTGGATACCTTCTCACGTGCGGGAATACCTGAAGGAGCAGGGATATAGGCTTCCGCTGGAAGACATGGAGCGGCACATTCGCGAGTGGGATGAGTGGATGTCGGCTACTGGGGACTTCTACGACTATCGCGAGGCGGATTCTTTTGGGCGGGTGTATCAGGTGCATCGGCGGTCCATCAAGCCCGCTATGCGGGTTTGCAGGGAATGGGGGTCGCTGCTTCTCAACGAGCAGACGCAGGTGGTTTGCGAAGACCAGAGGGCTACCGAATGGCTGGAAGAGTATTTCGCCAACTCCGGCTTCATGGCGGCAGCGCAGGCCACCGTCATGCGGGCGTTCGGGCTTGGCACCGGGGCTTTCGCATTGTTCTTCGACATAGGGCGCGGCAAGGTGAAGGTTCGGCAGTTCGACGCGAGGATGGTGGTGCCGCTCACATGGGATGCCGAGGGCGTGACCGAGTGCGCGTTCGTCACCCGCGCCTACTATAGGGGCAAGGCGGTGGACCAGCTTCAGATGCACGTCATCGGCTCGTCTTCGCATGGGATGGACGAGGCTTTCACCACCTTCACCATGGAAAACAACGGCGCCGCTTTCCCCAGGGAAAACGCGGGCGGCACCTTCACCTTCCCAAGACAAGGCATGGGAGAGGTCGCGTGCTTGGACGAGGGAAAGAGCTACCACGTCATCACCGTGAGCTTCGACGAAGAGGGCAACGTGCTTGAGCCCGAGGGCGTCATTTCCGATTACGACACGGGCTGTCCCTTCCCCACCTTCGCGCTGGTCAAGCCTGCGGTCCCGAATACGCGCGTGGAGGCGTCACCGTATGGTCAGAGCGTGTTCGCAGACGCGGTTGACGCCATCCAGAGCGTCGATCTCGCTTTCGACGCGCTTGTGAACGAGGTGGATGTCTCGAAGATGAGGATCTTCCTTTCGGACGTGA